GCCACTCGTATCAAACATCACAACTCTATATGGGGACCGTTTGGCAGGAACTTACACGAAGACCTTATCGGCGTAGCTGGTCAGGGCACGACAATGCGTGAGGGAACCGAACCCCGTAATATTCTACACGGACGACACGAGAACGGCACCATCCATGATGAAGTAGGTATGCGCCACTACTATGATGAATGGTCTAAGTGGATGCAGGTAGATGCCAGTAATCCCGCACTGGCAGCGTAATGAAAGAGTGGATAATGGTCATAAGTATGTGGGGTAGTGATGGTGTTACAGACCATTATATAGGACAACTTGCCTTACAAGAACCTATGACTGAAAAACAATGTGAATATATGTTACAAGATGATAAATGGGCAGCTAGTTACAAAAATGACTACTACTCTATGCAAGTGCATTGTTATCCCAAAGACTGTGCAGGAAAAGATAAGTGCGAATAATTAACCAACCAATGAGGAACAGAGATGATTGCAGAAACCCTTGCGGGTATTGCTTTAGTAAAGAGTGCCGTAGACGGGATAAAATCTGCAATTGGAACAGCAAAAGATGTTGGTGAAATTGCGGGGCACATTGACAATCTTTTAACTGGTGAAAAACAAGTACAACAACAAAGGGCTAAGAAGTCTGGTGTTGGTGTAGGTGACCAGTTTGGTATCAAGTCTGTTGCACAAGAAATTATAGATGCACGACTTGCACAAGAACAAGTTCAAGAAATGCGAACTATGATAGATATGCGATTTGGTCCCGGCACGTGGCAAAGCATAGTTGATGAACGAGCACGACGCATACAACAAGCTAAAGAAGAAGAACGGAAAGCTAGAATACAAGCAAGACGTGAACACGAGGAAATGATAGAAGGACTAAAACAATCCGCGTTAATTAGTTTAATTATAGCAGTGGCGATAGGTTTGTTCTTTGCATTTATTGTGTTTCTCCCAAAATAACTTGACTAAACAAAGTTTTTAGATTATAATACTTTTAGAGGGAGAAATTATGAAACAGCTTGCAATAGATGCTTTAAAGCACAGATATGAAGGACAAAAGAAAAGTGCGGAATACGTTATTAAAAATTACTTCTTTCATCCGGCAGCTATCGGTGAACACCCTGACTTGCTTGCAGAAATTGATAAGGCTCTTAAAGATTGGGATGAAGCAAATGGTAAATTGGAAGCGTTGGAAAACTTTGAAGATGACAGGTATGAAACGTTGTTTGATTAAGTACATTGGTTGGGGTTTGCTGTACTGCGGTAGACCTTTTACTAGTATTGGAAACTGGTTTTGGAAAAAGCACAGACAAATACTCGATCTAAACGATCCACGCTAATAATAAAACATACGTCACGTGGAGTTATTTACCGTAAAGATAACTTAGTAAGAATTAAAGACTTACCGGGCGGCATAAAACGATTTAAGTTAAAAGGCAACAAACCAGATGGCTAGTACGTACCTACAATTAACGAATTTAGTTCTACGAGACATGAACGAAGTCGAACTAACTTCTGCTACGTTTGCTGCATCACGTGGTGTTCAAACTACTGTAAAAGATTATATAAACCGCGCAATATCTGATATTATTAATTCTGATTTGAATTGGCCTTTTACTCATGCAAAGGGTTCTGTAGATGTAATTGCAGGTAAGGCTCTTTACAGCCATGCTTCAATAGCAACCACGCTGAAGTATGTAGACTACGACAACATGTTCCTGCAGCCAAAGAACTACATTACTAATGGGACATATGAAGTAAATGGCACTTCAAGCATAGCAGGGTGGACAACAGTAGGTGGCACACCCGCTGCAAGCACAAAATTTGGCAACACACTTTTGCTCACCAGTGCTGAAGCTACTCAAGAAATATCAGATTTAATAGTAGGTCGTTCGTATACAGTATTAACACAGACAAGTGGAGCCACCCTTACGCTTGAAATTGGAACGAGTGCAGGAGCAGCACAAACGAAGTCTAGTACACTCACTGTAACTAACGCTAACGAAGTTTTGCTTACTGAAACAACTTTTACAGCAACAGCAACAACACATTTTGTTAGTTTTACAGAGGCTGCAGGAAGTGCCGCATTTGTAAAGCTTGTAACGCTTAGTGAAAATCTAAATCCTGTACCCTTGAAGTATCTTTCATACGAAGAATACACAGAACGATTTAGAGAACGAGATTCCAAAGCAGATGTGGACAAGTTTGGTGATCCTCAATTCGTGTACACAACGTACAACGATGAAATTGGTCTGACCCCCATACCTGATACAAGCAACAGGACTCTTGAGTTTGATTATTACGTAACAAATACTGCTTTGTCTGCAGCAACAGACACAAGCATCATACCCACACGGTTTGAACCCGTAATAGTATCACGGGCGAAGTATTACACTTACATGTTCCGTTCTGATACACAGACGGCACAATTTGCATTAAAAGAATACGAAGATAACTTGAAGCGTATGCGAGTCGAGTTACTAAACAGAAAAGATTATATGAGAGCAGTGTAGTATGCCTGATTTAGAACTTCAGGGTGTATCCCCGTTATCATTCAACTGTGAGGGGGGTCTTGTGCTAAACAGGTCCACCTTCATTATGCAACCCGGTCAGGCACTTGAGTTGGAAAACTTTGAGCCAGATGTAGGTGGTGGATACAAACGGCTGTTGGGTTTTAGACCTCTTGTAAATCAAATTGTACCTGAAACAAACGTTTCATCAGAGGCTGTGCTTCTGTCAACCAAGTTTAATAACTTTGTATTAGCTGCTAGAGGAGAAAAAATATTTAGCTCCGCTTCGACAGAGTTATCAATAAAAATAGTATCCACTACAGCTATGACAGGAGCGGGAACTATTACAGTCGATAGCACATCAGGGTTTAGTGCTAGTGGCACAATTCAAATAAATTCGGAAATATTTACATACACTGGTAAATCTGCAGGTGCATTTACAGGCGTAACAAGAGCGACGGGTGGCACGACAGCAGCCAATCATGCGGTTACAGATGTAGTTTCAGAAACGTGGACAGCTAGAGATACAGGAAGAACCAACGCTGCACGATACAATTTTGAGAAATACAATTTTGATGGTAACGACAAAATAATAGTAGTTGATCAAACAAACAATCCACCAGCCAGTGGAACGGGTCAATCTACACAGTTGTTAGTTGCAGCAGCTTCTGGCACAGGCATGACAGGTGCTGGTACACTAACAGTAGTTGATACCTCTGCATTTAATAGTTCCGGTTCTTTGCTTATAGGGTCTGAAACATTCACATACACTGGTAAATCTGCTACTACATTTACAGGTGTTACACGAGCAACTTCTAGTAGTGTTGCGGCAGATCATGCTATAGGGGATATTGTATTAGACTTGTTTCCCCCAACAGTGGGCGGTGCAAAGTTTGTGGTGGCATTCAAAGAACATATGTTCTATGCTGGGATGTCAACTAATAAACAAGAAATTGTATTTAGTGTCCCGTTTGATGAAACAAATTTTTCCGCTGCTTCCGGTGCTGGTAGCATACGAGTTGATGACGAAATAACCGGATTGAAAGTTTTTAGAAGTGACTTATTTATATTTTGTAAAGACAGAATATTTAGGCTATCAGGATCTTCACAAGCAGACTTTGCAATAACTCCTGTAACAAGAAACATAGGCTGCATAAATGGCTTTAGTATTCTTGAATTTGCAGGTGACTTAGTATTTTTGGGTCCAGACGGACTTCGTACAGTTGCTGGTACTGCTCGTATTGGTGACGTTGAGTTAGGAACAATAAGTGGTAATGTACAGCAGTTGTTCAGAGAGAACCTTGATGATGCTAGTGCGTTCGTTTCTTTAGTTATACCGGATAAAACACAGTACAGGATATTCTTTTCAAAATCAACAGGCACAGACAGCGCAACTATAGGTGTAATTGCAGTTATGAAAGGACAAGCGTTTGAGTTTTCTACCATGAAAGGTATACGACCAGCGTGTGCAGATACTGTGATTGAAGACGGAAATGTAATTGTATTGCACGGTGGCTTTGACGGATTTGTTTATAGGCAAGAAAAAGGTAATACGTTTGATGGAACACTCATAAATGCAAAGTATAGAAGCCCAGATTTGAGTATGGGTGATCCGGGTGTTCGTAAGCACATGCAACGTGTCAATGTAAACTATGCACCAGAATCTACTATCGACGCTGACTTATTTGTTCGATACGATTATGAATCAAACACATCAACAAGACCTGCTGCATATCCTTTAGATAGTACCAATGTTGCGGGTATCTACGGGACATCAGTCTATGGCAGTGCAGTTTATGGTGGACCTTCACAACCTATTGTTAGAAAAGCAGTAGAGGGTTCAGGGTTTGCAGTTGCTTTGCGGGTAGAAGATGGGGCAGCAGCCACAGCCCCATACACTCTAAAAGGGTTTCAATTAGAATTTCAAGTGGGAGCGAGAAGGTAAATGGGCGCAAATTATACACGGCAGTCCACATACACTGACGGTGATACAATCAGTGCTGCCGATACCAACGATGAATTTGACCAACTGCTTGCGGCGTTTGCAGCAAACACAGGGCATACCCACGATGGTACGACAGGTGAAGGTGGACCGATTACATCTCTGTTTACAAATGCAGTAACATTTGGAACCGGAGCAGACACTGATATATCTGTAACATTTGATGCAAACACCAACGATGGTGTTATCACGTGGATGGAAGATGAAGACTACTTCCAGTTCTCAGATGAAATATTGATGACTACGTCAGAAAAGATTTTGTTTCGTGATACAGCTTTGTCCATAAGTTCATCCACTGACGGACAGCTTGATATTGATGCTGATACAGAAGTTGAGATTACTGCGCCTCTTGTTGAGATGTCTGCAGATGCAACAGTGGGGGATGACTTTACGTTAAAGTCTGATGCCGCTGTTCTTGGTTTTGGGGCAGATACAGATACCACACTTACGCACGTGGCCGATACAGGTTTGTTAATCAACTCTACCCGGCAACTGCAATTTGGTGACAGCGGTACGTACATCCATCAATCAGCCGATGGTGTGCTTGATCTCGTGTCCGATACAGAGATAGAGATCAACGCTACAACAATCGACATGAATGGTGCAGCAGAATTGTCAGGCAACCTGACTCTTGGTGCTCAACTGCGTATGCCTGACAACACAGCAAACAAAATACTTGTAGCAGATGGCACCAGCTTTGAAGAGAAGGCAGTTGGAGATTTAACTGCGCTTACAAGTGTTGCTTCCGGTGACTTGCTTCTTATTGTTGACGTTGATGACAGTAACAATTTAAAAAAGATAAGCAGATCCGACTTAGTTACAGGTCTTGCTTCTGGAACTATGACTGATGTTGTGGATGATACCAGCCCACAGCTTGGCGGTAACTTGGACATGAATGGTCAAGATATCGTAACTACATCCAACGCAAATATTGAGTTAGCTGCTAATGGAACAGGTCATGTAGTTGTAAAAGGAAATACTAATCAAGGTGCTATAACTCTTAACTGTGAGAATAATAGTCACGGACAAAAGATTATTGCAGCATCACATAGTGCGTTAAGCAGCAGTTCTGGCAACCCCTCAACTTTAACACTTCCAAGCACTGGTGATGCCAGTCAGGAGCTAGTTTCTACATCTGCAACTCAAACTCTTACTAACAAGTCTATTGTAGCTACACAGCTTACAGGCACAGTAGCCAACGCAAGACTTGATGCACAGTTGCAAGATGTAGCGGGTCTTGCTGTCACAGATGGTGGCTTTATTGTTGGTGATGGTTCAAACTTTGTACTTGAGACAGGTTCTACTGCACGTGCATCCATTGGGGCAGATAACGCAAGCAACATTAGTTCAGGAACATTGGCTGCTGCTAGAATGGCTGCTGCACAAACAGCTATCACGTCTGTGCTTGCAACCGATTTAAAATTAGGTGAAGACGATCAGACTAAGATTGACTTTGAGACTGCAGACGAGATACATTTCTATGCTGCAAACGCTGAACAGGTATTTGTATCGGACGGTGTGTTTGGGCCACAGACAGATAGTGATGTAGACTTAGGTACGACAAGCACAAGGTTTAAGGATGCTTTTGTTGATAGTATTACAGTTACTGATGATGTTACGATAGGTGATGATGTCACAGTAGTTGGTAGAGCCAGTGGAACAGTTACAGATAATACTAATGGACAAATGGATTTAGCTGTTAGTAATCATTTTAATTACACACCGGGCGGTAATGATGAAATAGAACTTGATAACTTCAAAGCAGGACAGTCAGGAACTATATTTTTGGATAACTCTGGGGGTCATACTTTAAGTGTAGATTCTCCTATATTAATAAATGCTGACCAGTTAACCGCAATCGCTACGGCGGGGAAATACATGCTCAGTTATTTTTGCACGGCTGACCAAGCTA